AATCAATGACTGTGCCTTGTGGCCGCAACTCAAAAGCGCGAGCGGTTAAACGCCCTGCTTTGTTTCCAAATTTAGTACTTTCAAACGAACCAACTAAATTATCTATAACTTTTACACGTCGAGCATTAGATAAACCAATTAACTTCGTTCCAGGCATCACAGTACGAGTAACACCCAATTTAGGTTTACCTAAAATGTCAACTAAAACTTCTTCTACTTCAGCTGTAGAAACAGCGTTGCGTAACCGTTGAACCGTGTCAGGGTAAACTTTGTCGCCAATAAGTTTGCGCACAGCATCAGCGGTGTCGGCTTCTACAAGTCTGTTAATAAGACGCAAACCTTTATCTGATCCTAAAAATTTGTTTGCTGTAGCAGCATCTACTGTTTGACCTACAAGACCCGCCGCTACACGTGCGGCCCGTAATTCTTCACTAGTCATTTCAGACGTTTTAATGACGGTGCCTTTGCCACGTATGATGTCCAAACCTCTGTCAATCCCTTTTAGAACATCGCCAGCTTCTCCCGCTTCAGCCGCAACTTTTACAAGACCAGCAGCTTGTTTGAAACCAGGGGCAACAGGTACGGCAATCGTTAAAGCCCCATCAACAAAACCTGACATCAAGTTGTATGCGCGAGAACCCTCGGTTAAAACTGTGCCAGCCAAACCACGGCCAACAGTCCAAGCATGACCACCAGTAGTTGTACCTCGATAATTCTGTACCCGTTTAGTTTGAAACTGTTTTGCTTCACCACCTAAAAAGAAACCATCACCGGCTTGCTCATCGTTTTTAATAAGACTGCCAAGATCAGTTGAAATAAACCATCCATCAATACCGTCAGGGTTGTCAGAAAATACTTGTGCGGCTGCACCTTGCAAAGTTTGGATAGGCAAATCCAAAGCCGCAAACGTGTATCGAGTAGTTGTTTTAAGTTTGTCGTAAATGTTTCTTTGAAACCAACTTTTTTTAGGTTTCAACGCATCAGGTTGTTGGTTAAGTTTTAATGCCGTTGTACTAGCAATATCTTTAAGTTGTTCATCAGGCAAACCTGCTTGCGCTGATGATAAAACAGCACCTGCTGGTAATTGCGGATTATTGCGGTAGATTTCGCCTACACGCGCAGCAAGTTGCGGCGTGGCTTGTGTAACAAAAGTGTTTAATCGGTTTTGTTCTTCAACAAGTTGCTTGTAAACAATTTCTTGTTCTTTTAACGATAATGGTACAGGCATTACTGCCCGCCGTCACGCAACGCATTTATCAAATTCTGTAAATCTGGGTTTGGGTACATCGTATTCAAATAAACAAGTTTGTTTAACACGTCGTCTGCTGGTTCAATTACTGGCATAATGTTTGCACCCATAGCGTTAGGGCCTGCCCCAAAGTTTGCGCCTGCCGTGATTGGTTCGTTAGGTCGTGCTGTTGGTGCTGTTAACGGTGTCAATGTGCCTGGTGCTGTTCGTGGTCGTTTTTGCACCGGTGACGGAACTGTTGTCGGTGATTGGCCCATTGGTACAGCTTCTTGTGCGCGTTGTTGCGCTAGACGTTGACCGTACTGTTGGTTTGATGCCGTAGAGATTGGAAGTTTTTCAGCCATTTATGCCCCTAGTTGTGCTAATAGTGCCTCGATAGGTGGTGGCCCTGCTGGGCCTGCTACTGGTGCTTCTGCACCCATTCCTGGTAACGCTAAACCTGGCATTGTTTCTGGTGCGCCTGCCGGCATTGCTTGTGCTTGTCGGTCTTGTGCGCGTTGCTGTGTGCGTCGAACCGCTTCGTAAAGTGTGACGTCTTGTTCCAACACAAGTTTGGTGAGATAAGCAAGATCGTCTGGTTGGTATGGGCCTTGCGGGTTTACTGCCTGCTGTTGAATAGATGACAGCAACGCAGATTCTACGCCTTCTGCGATGATGCGGTCGTGTTCAAATTCTGGGTCAGAGATTAGCGGGTCGGCTTCTCGTGCTGATTCTTTTGACATTAGACCTGTGCCGAGGCGTTGCCCCAAACCGATAATCAAATTGTTTACGTCTGATCCTGCCGCCGAATATGAAACATAGTGGAAGTCTGTTTGCCAAACTTTGTTCGGTGTGTACGATTCTTGTCCGACCGATGACCGTGACGGAATGAAGAACGTTTTTGTTGCTTCACCCCAATACGCTTTTTCTAGGGCAATAGCAATTTTATCTTCGTGAAGTAGAGAGTTCGCAAAAACTTCTTGGGCTTCTTGAACACGGTAATCAACGGTTGCTGATAGGACTGCTTCGCCTCGACGACCGGTACGAATGTTTGTTGCCGATTCGCCACCGAACTCTGCTGGGATAGCACCCTCAAGTCGTTCCTGGCGTTCAAGTCTGTCCAATGCTGTGTCGGTTTTGTAGCCTGGGTTTAGTTGCAACTGTTGAATGTCGCCACCTTTGACAACACCGAGTACACCGTTTTTGCCGTCAGCCATCTGAAGTATTTCAGGGTTCTCACCTGGTCGTGCGATCAGGTATTCTTCGGGGAAAATTCCGCGCTCGATAGCGATCTCTGTTAACGCCTGAAGGCGAGCGCGAGTGTAGTACATGCCGAGGATGCCATCAAATTGTCCTCGTTGTTTATCTAACGTGATTCGTTTCGGTACGACAGCGAGTGGCATACCTGTACGGTTCGGGATGCCTTCCAACATGATTGCTTCTAGTCCTGCGCGTTCGGATTGTGAAAGCGCTGGGTTGTCTTCGGCACCTAGTACGACGAGTTGTAGTGATTCGTCTGAAACATATTCGAGCATTGTGTAGCGTGAATCGGAGTCAACTCTGCCGAAACGCAACTGGTTGCCTACAGCATCACCGTAGTTTCGTAGTAGAAAGTTTGCTGTTACTCGTGACGTGAAAATACAGTTTTCTGGTACTACGTCATCTTCGTCTGTTGGTGCGGCGAAAGTGTCTAATGGGTTGCGTACAACCCATTTTGGTGTGAGGGTACCGAAATCTGGTTTAAGGAAAACAGGGCTAGACGAGTAGGCGAGCAGGTGTCGGGCGCGGCGACGTAGTTTCATTTGCATACGGTTGTCATCCCAGAAACCGAGCAACGCTTTTTTGCGCATACGAGCATACTTTTTGGATAGTTCACTACCTTCACGCACAGGTGGGAAGAACGGTGATGGCATTGTGCTTGATACACGCATCGACATTTGATCCAAGCCTTGTACCAAAAGGTTTGCTACGTTTGTTTTGGCGTTGCGGTCTAGTTCGTTTAACGGCACAACGACGTCACCGTTCGCTAGATCGCGGACACGCCGCATCTGTTCATGGACAGGGCCGAGTGCGAGTCGGCGCTGATGATAGAGTTCTACGATTTCGTCTAAAGAGCGCATGTTATATGCGTGTCACAATATCATATTAAATCCAAGATGGTCGCCACAGGCGTGGCGGCGCCTTAACAGGACCTAAAGAAGGCATGTGTAACTCAGCAAACCAATGCGCCATCACAAGGTCGGTGCCGTTCTTTTTGTTCCGAGTCCAAGATGTCATCTCCTCGATGAACGCCAACGTTTTCCAGTTTTCGCGCATAGTCGGCAACCTAACCTGACCGTTACGCCACAACGGTGGCAACAAGGCTTCCACACCCAGGTTTTCATCCAGTTTGTTCCGCGATGTAGTGTGGGCTACTACCATCACACTATGGAGAGCCTGCCACTTCCTGACGAAATCGTGAGCCAACAAGAACCGTTGCGCAGCGTTAACCTCAACAACCCAATGGGAGATCGGGTACCCCATCTCGAACGACCTGTTTTGCCATGTCTCCATTACGCCGCCGTACTCGCGGCTGCCGGTATCAAACCCTAAAAGTTCTTCGGCTGTTAAACGGGTTCGTTCAACATCAATCAAATATCTGAGATTGGTTTCAGGTTGATACAGCCACCATTGGATCGCCCAAAAGTTTGTTGGTGACGGGTCAACTGTCGCTATAGAAATTATTGGCGGTTCAAGATGCAACGGAATATATCCTGGGCGTCTATCGTTATCGATACACCCTGGATACAGCACCCCATCGGGACCCATGCCACCCGTAGCCCACACTCGTTCAATCAGATATGTGCCTGTAGCCAAATCTTGTTGCTGATACACGACCTCAAATTTTTGTGGGGTGCTATAGCGGATGTACGATAAATCTTTCCACGACAAACGGTACGGGTCCAACAAAGGTCCGTTAGGCCACGGCGGTGACGTAGTTTTTTTGCTGTCCTTACCGGTATCCAACTCCTCGTAGTATGCCTTATAGATGAGATGATGGTATTTGGATTTTTTTTCTGGTTCGACACCAGCCGACTTGTCGGTGACATCGGAACCGTCGTAGTTGTCCTCGAAATCTTCGTAAGTGATTTTACCGAGACAATGTGCGTACAGATCACCGGAACCCAAACGTTGCCCTATCACGGCCAACAAGCCACCTGGGTCGCATCGTGCTTCAGCCATCGTATCCCACCGTTCCAACAATTTGTCTCGCGCAACTGACTCTTTAGAGTTCTCTGAGGATGCAACGTCGTCAAACAAACACAGGTCAGCGCGATGACCGATGAACTCCGAATCGATACCGTACGCCGAAACTGTCGGCTCTTTATTATCCAACCCACCCAACGATTCTTGTTCAACAACAAATTCTTCTGCCCGCCACAAAGCACCAGACGACGAAGGCTTAAACCGCCCGTAGTCGATAGATAGGCAGGCTTCAGCGTTCAAAGCCAACCCTTTCTCCACAAGAATCGCATCAGGTTCCAACGGGAAAGGCCGCTCAAGAGTTTCACGGATACGACGCGAATACTGTTTCGCCAAAGTCTGCGTAACCGACCCGATCAACACACGAATCTTACGGTTACGGACAATCATCCACACCGCAACATCATGAAACAACGTCGACTTACCTGCGCCAGGCGGCACGTTCAAACAAACAAACTCTTTCTCCGGTGACTCCAACCATGCCACAATCTTGTACGCCGCATCAACCTGCCACGGCGAAGGCACACGCCCCAAATAGCGTCTACGAAAATAATCGAAATCATCCAAAGCCCGCTGCGCCTCAGGACACAACCTGTCAAACGGAATAACAGGCGGCAAATCAGCGACATCCATAACCTGCTTCCATTGATCGGCCTGCACACCACCCTCTTTTTTGCGTACCTTCCCCGAATCGATACGCGCCAACTCCAAGTCAGCCTGGGCTACACGCCGTTTAGCATCCCATTTTTGTGCCGTGTTGTAATGCACCGCAGCGATCTTCGCCGCTTCTTTGATGGACATACCAGACGCCCGCGCCTGCCAGTATCGTGCCACATCTTGCGGCGGTACTTGGCGCCTCCCCGAACGGCCTGCTGGCATTATTTCTTTTTAGGTGTTTTTGATTTAGGTGACTTATCAGATTTTCGAATCTGGTTAACTACGTTTGTTACCCCTTTAATAATTTCACGGCCACCTTGTTGAACACCAATAGTTGTAGCAACACCAGCAACACCACCATAAACAGCACCTTTAGCACCAATTTTCACATCACGCATATATTGATTTACTGCTTTAGTTGTTTGCGCTTGAAGAATACCTTGAATCTGATTTTCTGTTAAAGCAGGTTTACGAATAAACACTTGTGACCCTGGATAACTACCACCAGGAGTGAACACTTCGCTACCTTTGAAAGACTTCAAAGAATCACCAGTACGAGGCATCGACGGCCCTTTTGGTATCGGTGCAACAGATTCACCAATTTTCGTGGCAGTAGCCCTAATAGGTCGAGTAACAATTTTTTTACCGCTCGCCACAAACCCCGGCAACGGATTCCCGCCACCAGTATCAACCTGATTATCTTTAGATTTAGGTTTGCGTACAGCCATATACGTATGATACACTAACACCCGTTGGCGGGTACCGTTGAACATCCCTTATTGGTTGGGGAAAGCTTCCGGACTCCCTACCCGCCAACATAATTTCTCAAACAGTTGCAACAAACAAAACCATCTGCTACCATCACACCACTAAACCACGGCCGTACACCCCTTGCAAGGTGCGGGGCATTCAACACCAGGGAACTGGGGTAGATGACCCTGTCACAGGATCAAGCAGCGTAACTAACGTCAACTAGTTAAACATGGTGTCGGCTAAAACAATGGCTAACGGCCACCAACTCGAAAGAGTAAAACGTGGGGGGAAGTACCTGTCGCACATACGTTTGACCTAGCGCACTCGCATACGCTCGCTTGCTCGCAGCAACAACCAGCACCCCCAGCCAACACGCCTCTTTTTTTGCCGTTTTTTCTAACCACAAAACCACACACACAGACACACCCTTATACATATCTAAGGGGCCCCGTGCGTCGGCAGACCCCCGATCAGCCGCCCCCCGTTCGTGTGTCGTCGAGTGTTGCGATCTGCCTAAATAGTGCGCCGATAACTCCACTTATGTAAAGTAGCGCGCACCTACCCCCCCTGCCGGTAGCAAGTTCGGCAAGTTGTCGGGGCATCGTTGGCAGCTTGAGAGTGTTCACGGGCGATAGTTGGTAAGTTCGCCCGATCTGCGCCTAGTTATGTTTGGGGGTGTTTGACAAGTGTTTATGTTTGGTATATTGTTAGTAGTGGATCATTAAACAAGTGGTCTGCGCACTTCGGGAGTGGTGCTATTTATGTCTAGTTATTATGATGAGCAAGAGAGAGCAGCTAGCGAGTTCGCTGAGTTGTCGGGGTTGCCGTTCGTTTATACTTTTACGGGTGGTGGGTGTGATGCTATTTATGGTGAGACTATTAAGCACCGTGTCTATATTACTGATGATGCGAGTGTGCCTAGCCCTGATGCCACCCACTATGTCGGGGTTTATTCGTTAGACAACGATGATCTTGTGGGGGAGTGTTGGGCTGCTAATCGTGGCGAGTTGTTGGAGTCGTTTAGTAAGTTCTCTACGCTTGATGAGTTAGTAGAGTTCATTATCGGCGACGGGTTTAACGGGTTCGCAAATGTGGGGGCGTTGTGATCCGAACTAGGGGCGAGATCACCTATTGTTATGTATGTGGCGAGCTGCTTAATGTTTGCGAGTGCCGACGGTGCCAAGAGTGTGAAGAATTGACGCTAGTCGATTTGACCGATGAGCGTTGCGAATGTGGGGGCGAGTTTTATTAAGTTGGCAGCCTAGCCCGTTAGGGGTGCGCCCGTCGTAGGGCGACTAGGCACTAGCGGGGCAATTCTGCCCCGTGAAAAAATAGATAGTTGGGAGACTATAAATTATGAGTGTTAAACAATTAGAGCCAGTTCAAGTTTGCCAGGTTAGGCAAACTTATAGAGTGAGCTTGTCGGCTAAATATTTGTCGGCAACGGATCATCGGGGCAGCCGGATAGCTGTATGTCGTGCCGACGGTGGGCGCGATCCTATGCGACTTGTCGTTAGTTGGGATTATTCTCTAGACGTTGCCAACAATTACGCGCAGGCGTTCAGTCAGTATTTAGCCCGTCAGAATTGGGGCGGGTCGTGGGTTATTGGCTCGACAACTAGCGGCTATGTCGCCGTTTGTGATGATCCTCAATGGGGGCGCCATGTCTGATGAGATCACGACGCTAGGCGACGCCCTAAACTATTTGGGGATCATCGGCGGGCTTGTTGCCGTCGCCGTTGCCGTCATCGTTGGCGGCGCATATGTTGGGGAACGATACGGGCGGGCAGCTTCTCATCGCCGGCACCCTGCAAGTTTGGCGCGTCGGGCGGAGATCATCGCCCACCGTCGCCGACAATTAGACGGGCGGGCGTAATGATCGACCAACAATTAAGCCAGGCAGCTCTACTAGATAACGCCCTAGCCGTCATTGAGAATGAACTGACGGCGTGGGGGATCGACAACTATTTAGGGTATCGCCCACTAGATCACGGGATTATCCGGCTATCGGTTAGCGGCGCAACTAATATTGTTGAACTAATTAACACGCTAAACGGCGAGATTGAACGGCTTACTAATTTAGTTAATGAATTAGACGCTTAGCGCGTCGCCCTAGCCTGATATTGGGGTAGCCCGTCATAGGGTGACTAGGGGCAAGGCTTAGCGGCCGATTATAAACCAACTACTAGACGGGAGACTAGACATAATGATAGATAAAGACACGGCGACGGCGACGACGACGGCGACACTAGGCGATCTAGTGCGCATCGTTGGGGCGATGTCTCAACACGTAAGCACCGACGCGGCGCGGCAAGCATTGTGCGCCATTGTGATCGGGGCGGGGCAGATAACGGCGACGGATAGTTACACGGCGGCGATCTTTACCCCTGACACGGCGATTACGGCGGGCGATACCGTAATGATCGACGGGCGGGAGCTACTTACGGCGATAACTAACGCGCATAAGGCGTTAAAGCGCGACGGGGTGCCGACCGTTGAGATAGTTAGCGACGGTAAGCGTTGGGTTATGACGGCGACGGGTGCTACGGCGACGACGACGGCGGGCGGCGATCTTATCGACGCGCACTATCCGAACGTTCAAGCCGTATTTGACTTGTCGGGCGACAAGTTCGACGGGTGGCTACCTACGGGCGTGAACGGCGACTATCTCGCCAGGATCACGACGGCGCACGGCAAGCTAACCGGCAAGGCCGACACGCCGCTAGTTATAAAGAATTGGCAAGGCAACGTTAAGCCGATCCAATTTGAGACAATTAGCGAACTAGGCACACTTCGACAATTACTGATGCCGGTACGCCTAAAATAACCCCCTATCGGTAGCCCGTCGTCGTCGATACCGGCGGCGGCGGGCTATTGACATTACACGACAAACACGATACTATTAACTTATCCCTACCAGATAGGGCTACTGAATGGGAGTTCAGACTATGAATACTAAACGATTATATTGGGTGGCCGATTGCGGCCATGAATGGTTAGCGGTGCCAAGCTTTATGGCGAGACAAGTTAACGGCATATCGTCGTTCTCATATATCTCGCCGACAGGCACTATTGCATACCTTGAGGGTGATTGCGATGCGGCGTTATTCTTCGCACACTATGAACTAGACGGCAAAGAATTAGGTGAGACTAAACTTTATGAAACTAAAGCCCCGTGCCGCAACTATCCCTCATATCAGGGGGCGTAATGATTATCGTTCGCAACCATGACGGCAGCTACCTGATCTCCGATGTCATCGACGGCTACCGTGTAGCCCGCCGATATGTCGGCCACACTAAACGCTACGCGCAACAACTATTTAGGCAAGAGCTTAAACAACTAAACAAGGGAGACAACTAATGACAAGCGACACTAAATACACGGTATGGGTAGGCGGCGTCGAAGTAGTTGACTATTACGTGGATCGCTACACGGCTGCGATTATTGCCGAACATTGGATAGAACAAGGTTATGGCGACGACGTGCAAATAGAATGGATTAACCAATGATCCGCACGAACACTAGCGACGCGTTTACGACGACGTGCGTGATCCTATTTGTGATCGCGTTATTTACCGGCACCGATAGCACCGGTCTCGATTGGTTGATCCGCGCCGTATGCGTCTACCCGTTCACGCACTTAGCGTGGCGGGCATACCGCCGCACCCGTTAAGCCAGGCACGTCATTAAACGGTATCTCATATCGCGTTACCGCTTACCCCGACACGTGTGGGTAGCGCAACGCTACGACGGCCGCTATTGGGCGGGAGAATACAAGTGGCATGGCACGACGTTTGTGCGCGACCTACACGCCGCATATTGTTGGGGTAGTCAATCAGCTTGCGAGTGTGCTATCCGATCAACGGAATGGAATACAGCGAACTTTACGGTAGATACGGTGCTACCGGTGCGCGTCAACTACAGCGATCTAACCGCCGATAAGCCCGCGCCACGACGCAACAAGTTCGGCTAACTCGATGTCGGTATAGCCGGCGAGCGGCATATCGTCGTCGGTTAACGGCTCGGTGATGTCATCGAACAACGATGGCTGCCAACTCATACGGCTTGCCATACCCTGATCGGTCGAGCATGACACTCGGGTCTACTTGACGGTCGGTATCGGTTTGTTGGTGCGATTAACCCTAAGCGTTTAACGGCGACAACTACCGCGCCGATGGCGCGTGGCTCGTGCGGGGTGGCGATATTTCGGCGTTCAAGTTCGCACCAAATATCGTCGGTCGTGAAGTCAAAGCTGGTTGCGGCTACGTCTCGAACAATGTTTACGGCGTGTTGCCACCAATCGGGGTCGGCGTTTACGGCGACATCTACCAAAGCTTGATCGCGTAACTGGATACCGGTGTTCATTTTGGTTTGTCCTTTGTGGTCATTGGTTGTGTTTGGTGGTTGTTTGCGCATGTCGGTGGTTCGGATAGTTTGATGTAAGTGGTGACGGTGTTGCTGCAGGTTGGGCATTGCCAGGTTTGTTTCATATTTTTAATAGATGTTTGGCGATCCATTGGGCTACGGGTGACGCTACGCCGTTGCCGCATTGTTTGTATCGGTGTGTGTCGGCTTGTTCTGTGCCGTCTGCTTTCCAATGGGTATGGTCATCAGGCCAACCCATTAGCCGTTCACATTCGAGCGGTGTTAGTCGACGGACTGCCATTGTTGGTTCAGTTGGTTGCGCAATGAAGTCTGATGAGTCACGCCCAATGCGTAATGATTGTGAAACATCTGTTGTGTTCACGGTTTGGTTGTATCCGTCATATTGAATTGTTTTATCATGAACGACTGCGTGAACATCGGTACCGGTGAGTGTGAACATCGGGTCGCCTTCTTCGGTGTGTCCTTTGCCTGCTGGCCCGTTGTGATCTTGTCTGCCGATCATGCTGCCTTGAATACCGTATGCAACTGCAATCATCGGTGTGTTGCCACCACCAGTACCCATCTTCGCTGACAAAGTTTGTGTTACACCGTCGTTCGCTATTCGTGCGCCATCACGATACGAGTTTTCAAACAGCACAGGTTCTTCTACAATTAAATGTCCATCTCTAGCACCTTCGTGATTTGCACCTTTATGCTGTCTAGCTTGTAAAGTTCCTATCGGATCTATTTCAACGATGGCTGTTGTGGCTCGAACATCGCCTTGGTCAAACGAGTTGAGTGTCGGGTTGACTGCGCCTTCTACCCAGGTTTCTGAGTCGTCTGCTGTTTGTGCGCGACTAGACTTCACGAACGGTTCTACCACACATTTGTTCTCACGAACATACTGGCTGCTAATCATCTTGGCATCCGAAGTATTTAGTGAACCAACTATGTCTGATCCGAGGATGCCACCATCTGTTCCAACGCTCGTTGGAGTCTTGCTGGTAGCACTTTTCCTCGCCGGTTTGCCCTTCGCAAGATGCCCTGGCAAGCTTTCGGCGACAGGTAATAACGTTTCTGGACATCGTTCGGCGATTGCAGGATCGAAGATAGCGATGACGAACACGCGCCTTCGTCGTTGGGGTACTCCGAAGTGTTGTGCATCCAAGACTGCCCACTCAATGACCATCGCCCCTGCTTCAACCATTTCGTCAAGGATGATCCCGAAGTCAGCGCCTCGGTTGGAGTTGAGTGCGCCGACGACGTTTTCCCAAATAGAGATTCTTGGATATTGTCCATTGCTTTCCTTTCGTAGTTCTTTTATGATGCGTATACCTTCGTGAAACAGTCCTGATCGTTCGCCTTCTAATCCGCTGCGTTTGCCTGCAACCGATAGGTCTTGGCATGGTGATCCCCACGCAACGACATCGATGACTGGTGCGTGGGTGAGGATGTGTTTGCCTGTGAGGGTTGATACATCTTCCCATTTCGGTACATGAGGCCAATGCTTGTTTAGGATTGTGTTGGCGTGCTTATCCCATTCGCATTGGAACACGGTTTCCATACCTGCTCGTTCCAAACCCATGTCAAAACCGCCGACACCGCTAAATAAACTTAAAACTTTCATGTTTCCCCTTCGTGGTTTGGTTAGAACGGTTCTTCTGGTGGCAAAGGTTTTGTTGGTGCTGGTTTTGTTTTGCTGACGTTCGTGGTGCCTGCCGGTGCGATTGACCATAGTTCTGCGTCATCAAATTTGGCGACCCGTTTGCCGAGGATCACAGTTTTTGTTTCGCCTGCTTTAGTGGTGACTTCGACTTCCATATCTGGTTCGCCTGCGAACTCTTTGATACGTACGCCCCACGAGTCGTCTTTAAGTTTATAAAATGATGCTGACATGAATGTTCCCCCTTTGAGGTAGTTTTGTAGTGGATTAGATATTCGGATCAGAGTTCCGTACCCTGAGCCATTGCTATTCTCATTCGTTCAACCATCTGTTTGTAGGTTGAAAGTTCTCGGTTGATATCAATGGATGCTTGAACTGCTATATCCAAGTTCCATATTAGTTTTTCGTTTTCTTGTTTTAGTTCATCACGTTCTTCACGTACACGATCCAAACTGTTTTGCAGGTCGTTACAACGTGCATCCCACATCGCTAGTTCTGACGCCTGTGCATCGGTCATAACCCCATCCTAGTCTTATATTTGCGGCTGTGTAGTAGTCTCCGGCGTTCAGCGGCCGATTTGCCACCCCAAACACCGTACATGATTTCGTTATCGAGCGCAAACCTTAGACATCGTTCCCGTACAGGGCAGTCTGCACAAAACTTTTTTGCTGTGCTAACAAGGCGGCTTTCACCGATCTCAGGGAACCATGATATGCCGTCGCTGGTGTGGCATTTGGCGTTGTCCATCCAATCTGTTTCTTTGTCAACTAACTGGAATGATGCGAGTATTTCCCCCATTGCTTCACTTTCCCCAGGGTCGGAAGCCGTTTCCGCTGGTTTTTTGGGCGTAGTCATAGATTGTTTTGGCGGCTTTAAGGTTTGTTAACGGATCGAATAAGTCTTTACAATAGTTGATTATCCCCAATGTTTGCAAGTATCCGTTCGGATACCAGCGTGTAGGTAGGCACCATGATCGGTCGTTGATTTGGGCTAAACCTATGTCGGTTGACCCGTCAGCGTTCAGGGTGGTGTTGTGGGCTTGGGTTAGGCACCTTGATTCTCGATGAAGGATGTAATCCAGTTGAGGTAACTGGTCTAGTTCCCAGCCTGCTTCAAGGGCTGCATCCCACCATTGTGGGCATAGGGCTTTAGGTTTGGCTACTGCTACAGGGTCGCGCCAGACGCGCTGTATTGCGTTCTGAGCGACCAAAACAGGGGGTGGGCTGTTAGGTACAGGGGTCTGTTCAGCGAGGCTTGTAACCCCACCTACAGTCAAGGTGACTGTGAGAACGGCGAATAGCCGTGAGAGTGCATCCATTAGATTCTCCTACCTTAGTTGATTGGTTGTGAGTCTTATTTTATAAGGGCTATAAGTTCTGCGAACTCGTTGAGTGTCATCAACACTATCCCGTCAGAGTTACCTTCAGGCATAGCGATCATAGCGAACGGTCTGATATCTCCCAACGCTTTTGAAGCATCCGATTGCGTTTTCGCCGCACGAAACCTGGTTTCGATAGGGCCGACTTGCGCACCGGCTTTAACTTCAACGCGAAAAAAACCGGACCAATGTTCTTCATGCCGAGAACCTGCGTTACCTGTCGCAGATAAACCCAGTTTGCGTCGGGCATGTCGGGCTTTAGCATCACCTTTAGTTCGATTCCTTTTCCCCCGAGCCGCAGGATCGTTACATCCACGTACCCGTCGCTTACCGTCACGAGATGGGCGACCGAGCAACCCGAACTTCGGACATTCAGGTAGGTTGCATTTCTCACGGTTGCCTTGACATTCCCCTTTGCGTTCATCGGTCATTGAGGGTCAAGGGTTTCGATGAGTTCCCAAACTTCACCTTTGGTCATCTCGTTCAGATCGTTCAACGGATGCTTCACCGAACCGACAGCCAACTCTAGTTTGGCTTCAGGTGTGTCGAAACCTTTAGAGTTCATTAACGCTTTCAGTTTCGCCAACTGTGTACCACCCACCTTGCTATCAGGGTTTGACGGTTTCACGTTCGGGTTATGTACCGGTTCCACGGGTGTTGCTTTGAACGTTTCAACTATCGCCTTTTCTGCTTCAGCGTTGGTTAAAGGTTTCGGTTGTTCTTTCATTGATTTGAAAGCGTCACGCAACTTCGCCATGTCCGCTTCTTTCAATCCAATCAACAGTACGCCAGCCTGTTTTGCTACCTCGTTCGGGTCAAGGTTCGCTTCTTTGCAAGCTGCTTTGAATCGATCAATGTTTTCTTGGCTGACAACACCAGCAGGTTTAGGTGCCGTGGCAGGGTGTTCTTCCCACTCAGACTTTGACCAAAGTGAGAGACAGATACCGAACCGCATGGATGCGTTGCGTAGGAAGTCGCCTACAAGTTCTTTATCTAGATCAGGTTTGTCTGCACGTACCGAACCGACACCCAACATGGTTTTGCCGAGGATGGTTAGATACCCCCACATGGTTGCCATGCCGTTCGTTTCGGTGATCGCTGGTCTGCCGTTCACGAACTCGACAGGCGACCAGTTCCACATCGGATCAATGTCAATCAGGATGCGGTTGATTTCTGCGTGACCTACGAAGTCGAGCGTGATGCCGCCTCGTGGCAGTTTGCCGACGATAGACGGATCAGGTACACCGTACGTGTTGAGTATTTCTTTTAGTTCCATTGCTATTCTCCTTTCGTTGCCACACGTAACGTGCGGATGGTTGTTGTTTTCTTAAACTTCTCTACTAACGCTGGGTGTTCTTGTTCAAGTTTCTTTTGATCCAACGATGTGCGTTCAGATGTTTTCCAAGTCAAAGCCAAAGTGCCGTTCAATGTGGCGTACTCGGCTTCACCCATCAGGCCGCACAGTTCTGCTTTGATTCTATCTTCGGTTGCTTCAAGTTCTTTCATCTGCTGTTTAACTTGTTTCAACGCAACGATTTGTTGTTTCATGCTGGAAGGCAGTTCAACTGTAGTGTTGACACCTTGCGGGTATTGGGTTGAGATGTGCCGGTAGGCGTACTCTGCGCCGTCAGGCAACATCCCTAAATCTATGGCTGCCAAAAACTTTCGGCAAGCGTCAATATGTTTCTGTTTCTCATCTGATGAAACCTTTTGTACATGGTGGTGCAGTTCCAGGTCTGAATCGAAGATCGCCCAATCAATAGAGAAAACGTTTGCGCAGATCGCCTGCTGTATACCTTGCCAATACCAGTAGTCGGGTAGTTTCCCATCCCAACGTTTCCTTGTGGTCTTAACTTCGATGACTTGGCGTTGGTCGGGTTCATCCATGCTTAACGCATCAAGTGTTGACATGAGACGTACACCATCTTCTTCGTAGCAGTACAGCACGTCTGGTGTGTACAAAACTTTGTTCAGTCTGTCTGCCGCCCATTTGATGAGTGTCGGTTCAAGCCGGTTGCCTCGGTCCATTGCCGAGTTCGGTGCCTCAGGTTGCGGTGGTTCAGGTGCCAACAGTTCTGTTGCCAGGTCTGCCGCAGTTTTGAACGGGTGCGCCCCGTGAACTACAGCCGCTACTGATGCTGTGATTTGTGGTTCACCTGATTCGTTTTTCCATCGGGCCGCCAACCAGTCGGCTGTGCCGTGTTCAGGTTTAATTCTTGTGTACCAGTTCTTATTCATTTGTTCCCCTTTGTTTGGTTTAGTTAAAGCATACGGTGAGGGTGTTGCAAAGTCAAATCGATTTTTGCTTGATCCAAAACTTTTACGTTCTGCACCATAGACACAGGGATATGTGTCACCATCCCTATAGTTTTAAGATTTGGTACCTCGTCAGGCATATATGAACCGGTGATCGAAATGTACCCTGGCAAACATTCAGGCCACAAGAACCCTACCGACACAACATGGCAGGCTTCAGGTTTGTAGGTTTCTATCTCGATCCAGCCGTTATCGGAATCGTATGCGTCTATCCAATGAACGGACACAAGTGACCACGGGCAGGACATCAGTTTTCCTTTGGGAGATATTCGTAACTGGCGTGGGACATGGACATGATGCGACCTTCACGGGTTATCGCAACCCAAGTCGGGGCGTCAGGGTCGCAGACACATGACGACACTTTCGTTTCATCATGCTCGATGATGGCGTCACAATGTTGGCAGCAAAGTCTCATAACCAGCACACATATTCTGACGTTACACGCCCTTTGATCGGGTCAACGAAATGCAGGCGTTGGCTGGGTTTGCCGACCGCTGCGATGAACGTGCGGGCATACTCGTTGTGGGATTCAGGTGAACCTGTTACGAACACTCGACCACCGTTCGCCATCGTGAGTGCGGTAGGTGTATGGAAATGCCCCATGTAGCAGTCATGGAATGGTTCTACGACACCTGTGGACCATGCCGAAACTTTGCGCAGAATAGAACCGAACGCCCCTATTTCGTCGCCGTGAACCAACAACACGTTGTAGTTGCCGATAGCAAAAATCTGGTACCAGTCATCAGACATCTGCCATTTGACATGTTTGATGTCGGCACAGTTGTTTGACGCGATCTGGTATGCCATGCGGTCAATGTTGTCGCCGGCTGGCATGTCACCTTTTTTGCCTAGTCTGCCATGATTACCGAACTCGCACACGACTTTGACTGATTCAAAGTTTGTGGCAAGGGTACGGATAGCGGACTCGATGATGCGCACCACGGCAAACATCTGTTCGTACAAATGCGCACCGATCTCGAACTGCTGGCCTGGGAATATGCCTACGCCTTCCACCATGTCGCCACCCAACATGACAACACATTCTTTGACGGGATGGTGGGCGCGTTGTATTTCGGTGAGTTGAATAACTTTGCGGATCATTTCCTCGATGCGGGCTGTCAACACGTTGATGTCGTAGGAGACTGTTTGTTTGCCTGCCTGCCAGTCGGTGAGATGTACGAGCGCAACCTCGGGTTTGATTTTGCGTTTATCTTTCACCGGTGGGATAACTGTTGGGCGTGGTGTCGCCAACAAAGATAGCCGTGCCGCTTCGTAGACGGCTTCGATCAGGTCTGATGTTTTAAGTTTTGCTTTTGCTTCGGCACGTTGACTTTGTAACAAGGCTTTGCGTAAATCTATGACCTGCTGTTCCAAAAACATTTGGTCTTTGAGTTTCATTTCCATGATCTCCTTAACGCAGTTAACGCCGAAGTAGATGCGACATATCCCCGTTTAGTTAACGTGCGTTGTATCGCACCTGCGCTAATCGTCGAATCTTTCAACGCTTGCACCAAGTCTTTGTATTCTTCGGCTTTCATTTCTTTTTTCAGCCGAGTAAGAATTGTGCGGTCTGCTTTGCCGCTACGGACTTCTTCCAAGAATTTGCCCACTATTTTGCCGCCATGTTTAGGCATGTCAAATAGCCTAAAGCATCCACGAGGCTGTCGTGGTGGATGGTGTCGCGTTCAAGGTTGGTGCGTAACCGTGCAAGTTTGACTGCGACCATGAACATGATCGCTTCGGATACCTCTAGGTTGATGCCGGTGAGCGCATAGTAGATGTCGGCGACTTTACGGTAATCGTCTGCTGGATGACCGTAATCGTTTTGTCTTGGGCCGTTAACAAGTTTGTGTGCCTCTAAAAGGATTTCACTTCCTGCTGTTGCCTTTGGTTTTGTTGACATGTTTCATCCCCTCGATAATGGTATCTATTTTTTTTATGAGATTCCAAAGATCGTCTTGTTCGCTGACCCCTGGGTAAACCTTACTTAGGTACTTCCTTATTGCCTTCAACTCTATCTTTGTCAATTCCAAGTTCATTGTCAAGTATCCCTCCGGTTGCGTGAGAGATTAGGTGGTCTGTTACCCGTCTGTCAACTTTGTCCACTTTGGTTTCTACGCGACCTATGCCTTTGTGCATGATGCGTAGGACAGCCATCACGTTGTCGTGATCTTCTCGGTTTTCTTTACGGAATACGGTTATAACGGTGACGATAATTCCGCCGACTGCTGTGACTACAGCCGACAGTATTAGCGCCCAACCCGCATCCATATCATACGGCTTTCTGCGAATCAACCCATGCCTGCACAGCAGGGGTAGGGTTATCACCGGTTACCAAACGCAGATGCCAGGGTTCGCTCGGTACCACTTCCCATGAAAATCCGAAGTCTTTGACGTTTGCGATCAACCAATTCAAACGCTTTGGTTCGCCAGCAGAATGAACGTCAACAGCCAAACCGAGGTTGTGGTTTGATTTGCCTGGGGTGGCGAGCATCGCCATACCTTTTCGCAGATACCAAGTTTTACCTTCAAACGTTTTAGTTGATGTACCAGGGATCGGATCGGTGCGGTAGCGTTGAAGGAAAGCGGCTTTCTGTGACTCGTAAGAGCGATACAGGTCGCCTGCGCTCGTCGGTTTGAGAACAAGTCCATCCAATGTGGCTTTTGCGACCATTGCGTTCCATGCGTCAGCGGCCCGCCAATGCAGTTTGCCGCCACCTTTGATTGGGCGTAGCAGGTTCTCAGGTAGTTTCCCTGGCTCGACACCTTTCAGGTCGGCTGGCATGACGATGGGAACGATGTAATCCCACGCAACTTTTTTTGGCATTATTTCTTCTTAGTTTTGGTGCCGAACGCTGCCGAGATTTCTTCTGATGTGAGTTCGCCGTCAACTGATGCGGCTGCAAGTTTCTGTACAACACCGAACAAGGCTGTCAGGCCTGCGACACCAGCGGATTTAACTACGTCGACTCCGAGGATTGCGCCACCGGTGATGATAGGTAGGGCTGATGCGATGAACAGCGACACGAGGCGTTGTGTGAGGTCTAAGGTTTTGGCAATCATGGAGTTCATTCTGGGTCCTTTTGTGTTAGGGATATCAGCGAGTGTAGCACTATGCCAATACCTGTTAAGAGTAACGCCTGTCTTAAGGTAGGACCTGACAAGGTAATTAAAACCATGCCCGTACCCACCCAAGTCCAAGTGTTATCCCTCACGTAGTTGATGATGTGTTTCATTATCGTCTAATCCTAGTAGGTGGGATTGCGGCGATGAGCGCACCTACAGCGACTAGGGTTCGGCGTTCACCGACGGGGATGTTTGACCCTGTCGGTACATAGTTCTCGAATTGTGAACTGAAGATGTCAATAGTTTTTTCGAACGCTTCTTTGATTTCTGTTGGGGCTTCTTGGATGGCTTCGGTGAAGGCTTCTAGTTGGGTGTCGGATAGTTCTTCTACGACGATTTGTT